CAATGTGACCGTATAGGGCGATGCGCCAGAGTTCCAGAACTGCAACAGCACGGGTCCATCCAAGACAAACTGGTTTTTATTTGTCACATCCGCCGCCGTCCACACGCCGTCGAGCGCATCGGCCGACGGTTGCAGCGTGGGATAGGGACCGAGCGGAGTGGTGCGATTTAGTGTTGTGCGTGGCATTAGGTGGCCTCCTCTTTGTCATTGTCAGATGTTTACGAGAACGTCGGCGCTCCGGTGCAACGAATAGTAATTTTCTGGGTGATCGGCCCATCCACCGGAAAATCAAACGGGATCGTCTTGACAAACCCGGAAAAACTGATGGTCTGCACGCCGCCCGGCAGCACTAACTGCCAGTTGCGCTTGGTGCGGGCGAGAGCGTCTGTCCGCAACCCGATATGCGTCGGATCGCTGTAAACATAATTGATCTCAAATTCGATGCTCCCCGCATCGATGAGAGTCAAAATGAACTCGCGGAACGCGCCCGCGGCCGCCGAGCTGTGTGTCGTAACGTCGGCTTCGTCGGTTTCCATCGACGGGCCGCTGATTGACCGCACTTCGGATACGGTTGTGAACGTCTCCGGTGAGCCGCCGTCCCCGCGCTTTAAGAGGGTTCCATATGCTGAGAGTGCATTGCTGGCCATTTGCTGTCTCCCTTCGTTCAGTGCCCAAAAAAACAAAAATCGCCCGCCGGTCGGCGTCCGTCACGCCCGCACCCCCGGCCGCTGAAATGTCACCGCGAGCTGGATCACCGCTTGAGCCAGCGGCCCATCGGTGGATTTCGCATCCGCGACGGAGATGCTGTCGATCAGCCCTGTGCCGATCTGCCTGGCTGCCTTCAGAGCCGCCAGCGCCGTGCGCAGCGTGTCACACGCATCTTCAATCATCATGTCCAGTACGCCATGCGGGTCGGTCGCATGACTGGCCCAACAAATCACCTTAAGAGTAGCCGAGATGTCGTCCGTCTGAAGCGTCCCGTTGCCGGTGCGCGTTTCGTCCGTCATCACGACGCAATAAGTCGCCGCCTGCTTCAATTCCGTATCGGTCAAAAACAAAACACTGACGGCATAGTCCGGCACCTGGCGCTCCGGTGCCGCCTTGGCCTGCGTAAAAGCCAAGACGATCGCATCGCGGATGCTAGTGCGCGGACTCGTCATCGCCCGATGCCCGCCATAATTTTCTCTAACTCCTCACGCCCGGTTTGATTCATCGCCTCTTGTCCCGGCCCCACCACCGGCCGCGGTCGCAAAAACCCGCGCCCCTGCGCGAGCGTGGCCCCGCCTTCAAAAATATTCATGAGCCGCGGAATGGGCGTCACTCTCCCGCTGATTTCATAATCCTTGATCGTGACTTTGCTCCGCAGCTTCCCGGCTTGCCGGCGCAAGTATCTGGTGCGGACCTGAAACTGGCTCCGGATCTGCTGCCGCGCCACCCGCCGCCCGGCATTCAAGGCGCGATACATCGCCTTCCGGATCGCTTTGACAGCCTCGCGGCCTTCCTTCGCGTAATCCAACAACCCCTTGGCGATGACCTTGATCTGCACCCGTTCCATCAATGCACTCCAGTACGAAGACTGTATTGCTGGATGATCGGCTTCAGATTCATTGAGCCCCAGTCCAGATTGACGAACTGGACGTTGCCGTCCGCAATCGACCGAGACCGCACGCCGACAAGATTGTGTTGCCCCTTCTCGCGGGCCGCCCACACCATTTCGATCAATGCCTGCTTAAGCGGCGTCAATGTGGCGTCGGTGCTGGCATAGCCGCCGACATACGTGATCTTGATATTCCGCAAACCCTGCTGAAATGTGAGGCCGTCGAGCAGCACAATGCCGGCCTCCGCGTCCCCAATAACGTACTTGGTCGAATCCAGTAGCGTCGTGCTCCCATACGTCCGGTAAGGATCGTCCCAAATATTAGTAATACTGGTAATCGGCCGACGGAGCACCACGCAGTCAGACCAATCGTTGCCGTTATAGTATTCAGTCACCGTAGCCGAATCGAACACGCGCCCGCACTCCTGCTCCAGCCACGACTGCGCCGCCGTTATCAGCCGTCCGAGTTCGTCGTCGTGCTCTTGCACGTCGTTCTCGATCCCCCGAAACGCTTTACAATCTGATATGGTTATGAGCGCCATGCGTGCGCGGGACCGGGCCAGCTCGCGCCGGCCCAATCCCGTCTCCTACTTAGTCAACCAAGGCACTCGGCGGCGTTGCTTGCTGATACCGCGCATCGCCCAGGATGTACTCCACGTTGTAAAAATCGTTGTTCGCGCCCGGCGAAGCGATGGCCAGGGTGACGCAATCAAAGCCGCCGGCCACATCAAGCATGCGATCATCCACATGGATAACGTAACTTTTGTTCGCCGTCGCTAAGTTGAACGTGTTGCTGACGGCCGCTTTTTTCACCAGCGTGCCGGTTGTGGTCACGTCGTCCCAGTAGTCAGTGAAGGCAATGGCCTTCGCGCCGGTGCCGGCCACTGCCGTCGCTTGCGTCAACGTGACGGCGGCTGTGCCGCCCGCCCAAGCCCCGGTTGAAATCTTGATTGTCAGCGTCCCGTAATTTTTGAGGCTGACATAGGCATCAGCCATGGCGGCGCCGGTGTAATTCTTCGGCTCTGCGCCCCGGATAAATTTGAATTTCTCTACCATGTGTTCATACATCGCGTGTTCTCCTTTGTGCGGTCCTGCCCCGGCTTCCGAGGCAGGACTCTCAGACTTAGGACCGTGTTTCGGTGCAGACAAACGGACTCAAGGTGTTACTGCCCTTATAGGGCGTCAACGCCGCGTGCCAGGTCGGCTGACCATCGTTGCGCACCACCCACCGGAAGGTTTGCTCGTCGTTAAGGAACCGGACGTGCATGCTCGAGGCCGATTGCACGCCGCCCTTGTCAATGACGATGTATTGGCTCATGTCGGCCAACACCACATCGCCCTTGGTGCCAAGGGTCTGGCAGTACTCCACCGGAATGACCGGACGCCCGAACAGCGTGCCGTAAGGCTGTCCCGCGATCGTGCCGGCCTGCACATACACCGGCATGCCGCCGACGTTCTCGGTGCCGGCCACGTTCTTGATCTTGACGTTCATCTGCCAGAGCTGCGGCAGCACGTCCTGGTTGATAAACCACACGGCATTCGGCTGACTGCGGGACCACAACCGCGCCCACATTTTCATGGCGTTCTCAGCCACGAACGTCGTGGCAACTTGCGAGCCCTCTTTCAAGACGGTCACCAGTGCGGCGCTGCTCATCACGCCGAGCATCTGCCCTGCCCCATTGCCGCTCATGATTTCGTCTTCTAGTGTAAACGTGAGTTCTTCCTGAAACGCTTGCGACATCACCGATTCCAAGGCGGTGGAATCCTGCACAAGTTCGTCGGTGACATAGGCCAACCCAGTCAACTTCTTGAGCGACAATTCCATTAACCGGAATTTCGGCTTTTTAGCGGTAAAGTCGCCGCCTTCAGTGGCGCGATAGACCTGCACGCCGCCCCACCGTGAGCCCGTCGCCCGCGAAGTTTCGTCAATCGCCGGAATCTTGAGCCCGTTGGAGTTTGCTCCGATCGGCACACGCCGCACACGGGAGAGAATCTGGCCCATTTCATAGGACCGCTGCACGATTTCGGCGGCGAAGTCCTGTTGCACCAAAAAGCCCCCGTCGCTCGGCACGGTTTCGCTTGATCCGGAAATAGCCCGCAGAGACAGTAGCCGCGGATCAATCCCGCCCGTCATGCCTGCCCGGATGACTGCCTGCAACTGCTCGCCGAATGTGCGGAATTCTTTGTGCGGATTAATGGCGCGGCCTTCCGCATAAGTGCCATCCGCCTTGAGCACCTGACAGCGGACTTCCTCCTGCACCACGGACCGGGCAGCCTGCGCCCCCGCATCCGGCACCGCCGGACGACCCGCCGCGAGCGGAGCCGGCGTGTTGACCGCCGATTCCACGGCCTGCAAGCGTTCCTCGCGCTCGATGGCCGCCTTCCGCGTGGCCAGCTCTTTTTCGAGCTTGGCAAATACTTCTTCCTCGGCCGGCGTCAACGCCCGCACTTCGGCCTCGGCATTGTCGAGCATGGCGCGGAGTTCTCCCGCTTGCTCGGCCTGCTTGCGCTTCATCTCAATCAATTTATTCATTACCGTCGCCCTCCTGTTAGTTACCCAAGCACCGCCATGAGACGTTTGCGCTTGGCTAGAACTGCGTCGCGCCAGTCCTTCGCGCTGGAGTGGGGTAGCCCCGGCTCCGGTTCCTGTGCAGAGTGGCGTGCATCCGGCTCTGCGTCCAATGCGTGCAAAATGTTCTGAATCGCCAGCCGCATGGTGTGCCGTTCGTCGGCCGACACACCGCCGCGTTCGATGCGCGTCAATACGGAGTCCATGAGCGAGCGGACATGTACTTCCGTTTGCTGATAGGCCGGGAAGGTGACTGGCGAGACGTCAAACAGTCGCACTTCCAACAATTCGCGCACCGGCAGCCCGTCCTGGCCTGGCTGCAGCCATTGATCTTTGACCATCTGAAAGCCAAACGACATCTGGGACACGTCGCCCCGCTCAATCGACATCATCAGATCACTGGCCCACGTTGTGCTCGGCGGGAAGATCCGCGTCAGAAGACCCTTCTCATCTTCATCGAGTCGCAAGGTCCGTGCAGACTTCCGGCCGAGGACAAAATTCGGATCATGATTCCAGAGAGCGCGAATGTCCGACTCGCGCAAGGTTTTCCTGAACGCGCCCTTGCGGATCACTTCACGGAATCCATAAATCGGTTGACTCATCGAGTCGAATACGGCCGCGTACCCGCGGATGGTCCGCATGTCCTCCTCAGAGGTGAGGCGCAATTCGGCGACATCAAACACCCGCCGTTCTATTTTTGACGTCAGCGGCACCTAGCGCACCTCCGCGCCAGCCGTGACGGGATTGACTGGCGGGAGTACGCCAGCCACCGTATCCAGAATTTCGGCCCGCCGCAGGTCGGCCAGCCGGCCTTTCTCTCCACCAGTGAGCACTTCCCCTTGACGCTCTCGCTCATCGAGTACGCGCAATTCTGCTTGCAGTTCACTCGTCATGCGTCCACCTCCTGCTTGTTCGCCTTCGTAGAAAAATCCTCGATCGAGCCGCCCGGTTGCGGCATCTGCCCCACCACGCCCATATTGGTCGGCTGCCAGTATTCGGTGCCTTCGTCGCCGGGCAGCGGGTTCATGTCTTCCAGTTCGCGGATCTCGTTCGTATTCATCCAGCCATTTTGCTTCGCCGTTTGATAGGCGGCAAAGCGCGTTTGAATATCGCCGCGCAGGAGGCCCTCGACGGTAAACTTCACAAAATGCGTGACGCGCTCTTGCGGGGTAAGCAGTTCAATCGTGAGCCGCTGTTCCAAGCGGACCAGCCAGGGCCGGATCGTATCCGTGACGAACTCAATGTTCTGATGCTCAATATTGCTGAACGTCGCTCGTTCAAGATCCCGCAATTTGTGCGGCGGCACGTTGAACAGCCGAGCGATCTCCGTCACACTGAATTTGCGCGATTCCAAAAACTGCGCGTCGTCGGGATTGATCCCGATCTGCTCCCACTTCATGCCTTCCTCTAAAATCATCATGCGATGGGCATTGGTGAGGCCCTGATGTTCCTGTTCCACCGAGGTCTTGAGGCGCTTATAGGCTTGATCGGAGAGCTTGCCGGGATGTTCCAACACGCCGCCGGGCCGCGTGTCGTTCTTAAACAGCCGCGCCCCGTATTCCTGCGCGGCAATGGCGAGGCCGATCGTCTGCCGCGCCACAGCGATGGGCGAATAGCCGGTGATGCCGTTGCTCCCCAGGCCGCGCAAGTGCAACATGCGGTCAGAGCCCAAAGTCACATCCTGCCCGTTCGGCATGCGCACGACATACCGCAGCGGCGCAGATGGAGCCGGGCGAACAATCTGCACGCGGTCGGGGTGTATCGGCCAGAGGGCGATCAGCCGGCCCCCGCCGTCGAGCTGTTTTTCGGAATAATGATTGCCGCGCAAAAGCAAGTGCCCCATCGCAGTCTCCCGCCACTCCATTGCGGTCTGTTCGGGGTTGGCTTGTTCGTGGATGATCGGATAGAGCGGATGGTCGAGCGCCTTGTCTTTGCGCATTTCGGTCTGGCGCATGACATGGCCGGGGAGACTGCCGATCGTTTCGCTGATCAGCCGCACGGCCGCATACACGGCCATGCAAGAGAGCGCGGTTTGTTCGGTGATGTCGACGCCGCTCGCGGTCGGATAGCCGGTCACGGCCCGATCCATAAGCGTGTCAAAATCTTGTATCGTGAGGCGCTTTTCTGGCTGAATCCATCGGCGCAAGAGGCCCATGCTAGGCGTGCCTCCACATGGCCACCACGCCAAGCAACAAGAGGCCCACGCCAAAAACGATCAGCGCGAGCGCCCCGTCGTAGCGCCAAGCCACGCCGCCCACAATGCAGGCGAAGCCGCACCCGATCGTTATATCGTCAAAGGCGAGGGAGTGAAGAAATGAACGCGGAGTGTGGCCCATAGGCCACAGGCATTATCAGGATTCTACGAGAGCGGATACGTCTGTTTGTCGTGTTGTGTGTATGTTTGTCGTGTCGTGTCGCCCTAAATTTCCATGTAGCGCATAATCTCGACGGTCTTGATGCGCCGGTGGCCGCCGGGCATCCGCACTGGCGTCAGTTTCCCGCTGTCGAGATACCGCTGCACCGTCCGCGGCGTCACGTCCAGCACCATCGCCGCCTCGTCAATCCGCAGACACGGTTTAAGTAAAAGCACCTTGATCTCGGTCATGGATTCATCCTTTCGACGTTGCCTCATCGTTTAGCCTCCCACCGTGAGAATGTCCCGATTCTCGTACACCGAGCCAGTCCCTTGATGCACGGACCATCGGGCAATCGCCATAATCAGCGCCACGATGCCGTCGATCTTCTCGCTATATCGCTCCTTTCCTGGTTTGATGTTGCCCACTTTGTCCATCGTCGCACTGACGTTCGACGCCATCCAGCGCAAGATCGGATGCCCGCCGTGTTCCAGCGCCTTCGTCGTCACCAGCGATTCCAATTCCTTCATCGGCCCGCTCAGGTTCGCAAAGTTTTGCCGCAGTTCGACCACCGTCAGGCCGTCGTCCATGAGCTGCGTACAAAGTTGCTGTGCGTTCCAAGGGTCAAACCCAAGTTCGTGAATTCGATAGAGGTCATTAAGCTCCCGAATCTTGGCCCGGATCACATCGTAATCCGTCGCGTTGCCGTCGGTAAGCTCGACCAATCCCTGCTTGTACCAGTCCAGGTAGGGTACATGATCCACCTCCTGCCGCCGTTCAGCCCCTTCGCGTGGAGCCCAGAAAAACGGCCGCACCACCGCCCGCCCGTCGACGTTCGGGAAAAACAGCACCAACGCGCAGAGGTCCGTCCGCGAGGCGAGATCCAGCCCCGCATAGCATGAAGCCCCGATCAGCCGCTCATCCGGCGTGCCGGACGGGCACGCATCCCAGGCCGCCATCGGCATCCAGCGCACGCTTTGTTCAGTCCAGAGGCAGAAATTGAGCCGCTTGACGATATTTTCCTTGCTCGGCATCTGCACGGCCTCTTGCACCTGTTCCGCGAGATAGCGTGTCGTGATCGACACGCCAAGGCACGGGTTCGCCTTAATCCAAGTCCGTTCATCACGCCAATCGTCGCACGCCGCGCACCCGTCGACCGGCTGCGTTTTGCCATCAGCCAAACATGCCGCGCACGGATCAAGTTGGCACACATAGGCAAACACCGAATCGTTCTCAATTTCCCCCGACACCACCTTGCGGCTCATTTCGTGATAATGCCAGCACACCGAGTTCCGATCCGTTCCTGAATTCGTAATCAGTAGAATCAACGCTTGCCGGCGGCCCTTGGTCCCCGCCCGCATCTTATCAACAACTAGCGCATCAGGATGCACATGCACCTCGTCAATCAACGCCATATGAACGCGCTTGCCGTCGAGTCCCCGGTGCTCCGACGATACAGGCCGAAAGAAACTGAACGTCGACGGCACGCTAAGATTGCCCACATGCCGCTGCACATGCGCCCGCAAATCCGGCGAGGTCAACACCATGTTCTCGGCATCACGAAAAAGAATTTTGGCCTGATCCCGGCTGACGGCTGCGCTGTAGATTTCCGCGCCAGATTCACCGTCCGCGGTCAACCCATACAAGCCGATCCCCGCCGCGAGCGGCGATTTCCCCGACCCCTTGCCAGATTCAATATACGCCGTGCGAAAACGCCGCGAGCCGTCGCGCATTTTCCACCCGAAGATTGAGCCGAGAATAAACTGCTGAAACGGTTGCAGCACAAACGGTTTGCCGTCGTACTCGCCTTCCGTCAATCGCAAAGTCTGAAAAAAGCCAAACACGCGCTCGGCGGCGTCGACATCGAACACCAGCCCGCGCCTGTTGCCGTGCGTGAGATCCCGCAAATGTCGCTCGCAGGCCAACCGCACCAGCCGCCCGGCGATGCTGCGCCCCGCCACCACTTCTTCCGCGTAGCGCGTGGTCCCGTCGCGTCGTTTCTTCGCCATAGCTTACGACGTAAAAAACTGAGCCGTCCCTTGCGGAGCCGGTGCTTCTGGGATCGTCTTGACCTTGCTCCGACTCGCCGGAGTAAAGCCCAGCTCGGCCAACAGCGTGCGGTATTCCCGCAGCGCCGTTTCAAACCGCACACATTCCGGCCGCGTTTTGTAGTGCCGGTTCCCGCCCGCATCCTCCACCACGTAAGACCGCCCCAAACTTTTCATCAACGCAAGAGTTTCCCGCATTTGCTCATAGGCAAGACAGACCGCGACGAGAATGCCGAGGTCATTTTTCGTCAACACCCGCTGGCCGTTCAAGTGCCCCACCAGACGGTCCCACTCCTCGCTCGCATAGGTATCCAGCCAGTCCGGCTTGTCCGGCACCCCCGCTTCAAATTGCGGTTCAAAAGCATTTAACGGTCGCCGACCGGGATTGCCGCGCAGGATTTTTAGGGCTGTTGGTGCCGGACGTGTGCCTCTGCTCATGTGGTTCCTCCTTTTATC